AGGCTCAATTCATTATCAGCACCATAGCTAAAACAGTTACTCCATCTCAACGTTCGCAGTGTAATCATTATAAGTGCCTATTATGTCTGGGATCTTTTCGGGTTTAATTTCAAGAATGTAAGTTAGATACTCTACTAGCTCATCTGGTATAGACATTTCTTTATCTATAATCAATGTCGCTTCTGACTTTCTAACTACTACTTTCTTATCTAACAGTTCTGAGTTTTTTACTGAAGCAAGGTCTTGTATGTCTCCCTCTACTTCATAGATTGTGTGATCGAAATCAGTAGCAATCATATCTGCTTCATTAGTAACAGTCTTTCGGATAAGCTGGGGGAGTATAAACTCTTCCCACATCCAGCTCCAGTCTCCTTCGTTAATAAGTAGATACCCTGTCTTTACTTTATTTCTATGAAAAGAAGTAGTCATTGGACTACCTGGGTATACTATATTACGTTGGGTATTACTATGAGCGTGTAAGTCGCCTGCAAATACAACAGGAAAGTCGGATAGCAGGTCAAGGTCTATCTCTGGTTTAACGTGGGGCGGTATCTCGCCACGCACATGGGTGAATAAGGGCATTCTCTTATCAAAATGATCTATACTACCTTTTCTATGAAGATCAGCGTAAGGCAATATGCCATAGCCTAAGTCTTCATCTATATATGATATATCTACTATGTTTATCAAAGGGTTGATATCGCGAGACACTTGCTTTAACTGCGTAAAGAATGTCTTATGCTTTTTAGTAGCTTCATGGTTGCCATCATAAATAATAGTTGGAATCTTTACTCCACGAATAAACGTGAAGTAAAGTTCTAACTCTTCCATATTCGGAAGACGATCAAAGAGATCGCCTCCGATAATATGCATATTACACTGGCTCTCTAACTCATATATCTGCTTAAAGAACATTTGATAACGGTTTAGTGCCCACTTAACTGGGACATTCTTCTGTCCCAGCTTTATGTGCCAGTCTGCCGTATATAATATCACCCTACGTTAAACTCAGCTTCTAACATTTCGTCATCGTTATCCTTGCCCGCGTTACGAACACGATCCAACAACTCTTTCTGTGCATCAGCAGTAGGACGTGTCATAACTTCATCCATAGACTTTAGGTCTGTAATGAGGCCTAGTTCGTCTTCGGTGAGAGCACGAGGCTTGCACTTCAATGCTTGGAGTTGGTACTCTACATTGTAAGGCAGTGGGCCGGTCTTTACTCGCTTGAAACAAATGTCCCAGCCAGTTGCAGGGTCAGTAGGATCTCCAAGGTCTTCTGCGGCAGTAATAATTTGCTCCCACAGCTTCTTCTTTAGATTTGCTACTTTAACCTTACCGTCAGTAGGGTCAATAACTTGACAAGCATAGCTCCAGCCACACTTTAGGTCTGGGTAGTACTCGCGAACCCAGTCTTGTTCTTTATTGGTAAATCGCTCAGAATTTCTATCGAAAGATAGGCATTCTAAAGGAATGTTTTTACCGTTCTCTCCTTCAATCCAATAGACATAACGTGCAAGAATGTCGCCAACTACGCGCATCTTGTTGTCTCCGTCTTTGTAAGTGAAAGTACTGATTGATGATTTCTGGGCTCCGCCCGTTTGCTTATTAAATGATAATGCCATTAGTGTATATTCTCCGGTGTGACTTCTTCGTACTTAAAGTGGATGTTTCCATCTAAGATTCCGAGTAGCCTATTTTCTGTTAAGGTATCTAGACATACAGGACTATGTAGTGTGTCTAGTGTGGTTTTTTGTGACACTATATACTCTGGCAAACTGCGTAGTGCAGCAAGCGCATAGTATACTGTAATGTCACGAGTTGAGTACTTATAAGAGTTGTATAGAAGGACGTCTGGATGCAACAGAAAGCTGCCTCCGAAGAAGTCCATCTCAGAATATTTATAGATAGGGTCGTACTTATTCTTAGGAACACGCTTAGTTATAAGCATCTCCATAATCATAGCACAACGGGAAATGTTTCCCTCTGCCGTATCGTAAACCTTCTGCCAGTCAAATAAGAACATTATTATACATCAAAATTGGGTTAAAGTCAAGAATTATTTTTTTCAAAGTCATAATAGTCTCGGTCTATTGGTCGCTTTCCTGCATTTTCCATTAGAGGCACTGAGATTGAAACTCGGGCCGAGGCAGGGGTTGCTTTGTGAAACATTCCAGAGGGAATATATAATAAATCCCCTGGCTCTAGTATTGTATCAATTACGGGAGTGTACTTACTTGCCTCTTTATCAGTCATTGTAAGTCGAGTAGTAAACTTCTTTCTGCCAGCTACGATCTCACTCCTGGCGAATACATTATATACTTTCCAGTGTACCCTGCCTATGGCGTGTACTAGGAAGTTATCGTCTTGATCAGCATGAGTCTCGAAAGAAACCGCATTCTTCTTTCCAGAGCAGTAGAAGTGTGCGTCTGCTGCACTATTCTTGAATCTTGCTTCCAGAGCATTACCTACAGCGGACATATTGGGACTCATCATAGATGCTTTGGTAAGTATTATACTACCTCCTTCTCCCCACATTTTGCCTACTAGTTGTTTATCATACCAATCATTTTTAGTCCATGCAGGTTGAGGTCGATTATGACAATTTCCCTTTTCCATACATAGTTTGTCTCCCTTAGGGGTAATTACCTGCAACCCCGCAGAGGCTCTATCATTAGCTACGTACTGGGAGATCTGCTCCCAGCTAGTAATATTACTAAAGAAGTTTTTCTTAAAGTTGTCTCCTCTAATAACCAAAGCCTTCTTGCCTTTCACAGTAGACATAAAGGCTTCGTCTGTCATGGGGGCTATTAAGTCTTCCCATGTAAATTCAGGTCTTATCATAAGTATTTTATCTCCCAACCCTGTTTCATGTAGAACCCCATACGGTTAGAGGCCTGCTTTCTAGCGGTATTACCTCTTAAGTGTATGTCTACAACTACAGGGTCTATCTTTCCTTCTCTTAATCTTATCACTCGTCCTACAAGCTGGGTGAGTAAGGGTTCGTTGTTAACAGGTGTTCCTAGTATCAAACAGCTAAGAGAGTCTACTGATATACCTTCTGAAAATATAGACTGTGTACCATATAGTACGTTCTTATTTCCAGACAATACTTCTTCTACTAAGGCTTCACGTTCTTCGTGAGAAACGTCTCCAGTCACACATACTGCTCTGTCCCCCGTTAACTCAGAACACGCTTTGAGAAAACTAACTCTGTCACTTACTACTAGAACTTTGTGTCCTCGTGCCGCATACGCTGCTGCTAACATTGATACAGTATGTCGGTACTCTTCATCGTTTGATAATTTTGTAACTCTATTTGCCCAAGGAGTTTTAGCTCCATCCATAAAGCGGATCTCCGAATGAACAGTATGCACAGTAGGCGTCATATAGTTCTCTTTAGGGGGCTGAAATAGAGTGTTACCAAAGTAATCTCTGAATACTACGTGCTTACCATCCTTACGTTCTATGGTTCCTGATAACCCTATCTTATAGCGACAATGGTTTGTATCAAGAACTTTGGAAAAGGTCGGACTACTTACGTGATGCATTTCATCCAAGATGATAGTGCCAAACTCTTTACGAATCTTGTCTAGGTTTCGGTAAAGTGTTTGGGTATTCCCAATAACGATAGGAGCATCAAGTTCAAATCTACCACTGCCTATGATGCCAGGTTCAAAACCATAGACTTTCTTTACTTCTTTCGCCCATTGATTACGTAGAGCTACAGTGTGGGTAACAACAAGTGTTTTCTGACCTAACTTACCCGCGATTGCTAAACCTGTAAAAGTCTTTCCCCAGCTAACCCATGCGTTGATTATAGCGTTGTCTTCGATCTTGTCATAAACCTCTTTCTGGCTTGGTCGTAACTCGAACCTAAACTCAGGAAAGTCTACTGGTATGTTTACGCGCTTATCTACTATATCGTAATTGGACGGTATCAAATCAATACGACCTGCGGGTATAGAGACGAGTCCATTGCGTATAATACCCATATTCTTAATCATTAGAGGGGGGTCTAACGGGTTATGTGTCGGTATTGCATAAGTAAGTTCTTTATCTATTTTATCTTGCAATTCGGCACTACAATCCATGTATATTCTGTTACTAATTACTGCTTTCATTTTGTAGACTCCAAAGGTAGATGCCCTTATCGTGCTGTAACATCTTGTAGTTGTACCTGTCTTGCATAGTTAAGTCTGGTATATCTACATCTGTGCTCATAATAGTTTTGATCATCTCGTACACATGACCCCACGCAAGGCTGGGGAGCTTGCTGTCCATAAGACCTAGATTTAATGTAGTAATTCTACACTGTTTGCTTAGGCAGTTGTAAGTTAGATTATCTGCATAGTGATTCAATGCCGCTTTCTGAGCTGCATACATATATCCACTAGAGATATTTGGTTGAGCAGCCCTAGAGGATATATTTATTATGAGCTTACTTGTATCATTTTGCCACTCATTGAACACATACTCTAATAGCTCTACTTGTTTGAAGCCTACGTGAGCATAGTTGATAAAGACATCGTATTCATCGAGTACAACCTCGCCCCTTAGTATCTCTTCGATTCTGCAGCTAGTAGTAGAAAGAAGTCTCTCATGAAGCAAACTTGCAAGGCTACTTCTACCTGTTATTAGAATTTTCATAGTGCTCCTTTAGTAAATCAAACGAGGGCTTTCCAAAGAGAGACCCGTCTACACTACACTTATTACAAGGAGAGTTGCTTCTATCTCCTTTCATTAACTTCTTCCGTATCTTAGTCATGGGCTTGCCCAGCCAAACGCTCGAGAGATCCTGCATTAGTAGGTTACCTACTACGTGCTCGCGTCCCCAGTCATTGCTACAGAACAGCACATCACCATTCCAATCTACAAACATTTTATAGAAGGGGTAGTGACAAGGCTTACCTTGTAAAGCAGTAACACTACTTTCTTCTACTCCTACCCAATCCATAACACCGCTTCTATTGTTCAAAATTAAACCATGCTTTTCAAAATCTCCCCAGTGCATACGGTACTTAAACTTACTTGTAGGTACATCTCGCATAACTTTATCGAAATGCTCCATCTGCTCTATACCATCATACAGATTAATATAGAGTAAGTCCAGGCCGCATACATCAAACAAATCTCTAGCGAGTTCGTAGGTCAGCTTATCCCCGTTGGTATTACACTCTACTGTAGCGTCGGGCAGGCTATGTTTAAATATCTGCACTATCTGAGGAAAGTCAGGGTTAAGTAGGTTCTCTCCGAACCCGCTGAGAGATATCTTACCTCTAAAATCATTAGCAGCAAGCTCTGTAGCTATTATCAGTGCCCCTTTAGGACTCATATGAAGGTTCCTGTTGGGGAATACTTCAGGATTGTGCCTAGGGCAAAATACACAGGTTCTATTACACAACTCGGTAGTATTTACTTCTACCGTAAGTATGGAACGCAGAAGGGAATCTGTTGGATTGTTAGTCCAGTGCAGGGTTTCCTGATCTCGTCTATGTTTTAAAAAGTCATGCTGATCAACAGCTACTGTTGGGATAATCATAAGTTTAATTCATTCTTAGCTATAATGTAGTCTTTAACAAACTCAGACCTAACAATGTCTTCTACTTGGAAGTCAATGAAGGTAAAGCGTTCCATTCGTTTTAGTACACGAATAAAATCTTGTAGGCCGTTAGCCTTTAAGTCTGCCTGTCTAAAGTCTCCGCAGAACATGATTCTACAGTTCTCACCCATACGAGTGATGATAGAATCTAATTCATGAAAACTCATGTTTTGGCACTCATCAATAAGGATGACTGCATCTCTTAGTGTTATACCTCTAATAAAAGAAGTAGTCATAAAGTGTACTAAACTCTTGTTCTTCAGGATCTCATACGCATCCCCTCTTCCAAACAAGTCTATAGCAATATCTTTATAAGGCTCCTCATATACTGAACCTTTTTCTTTCTCAGTTCCCGGTAGAAATCCTATGTCTCGGGTTGGTACTGCGCTACGAATAATTACTAAGTTCTGATACTTACCCTTCGCCATATCATCGTATGCTAGATAGGAGGAGATAAATGTTTTACCTGTACCTGCCAATCCGTGCAATACTAAGTTTTTCTCTGACTCAAATGCTGTCAGCTGATTTCTGGTTAATGGTTCGATCTCCCTTAGCTCCAAGCTCGCGCCAGCGAGTGTCTTCCGTTTTTTAGCCATATTATACTTTTCTTCTAGTGTCTTTGAGTTTCGTTGCCGAATACTCATAAAGCATCCACGGTAGCTTATGCAGATGCAAAACCCCTGCCCATACCATTTCTGGGTCGGGAGGGCGTGGGATTGTAAAAGGAACAGTACTTCCTTTTACAAAAACGAGAGAGCCAGTACCTTTTTTCTCTACTCGTTTTATTTTTAGATATTTTAGTGGCAAGAACCTAGTTTTTATATAGGTAAAGGGCACGCCCTTGTTATCTATAAAGTAGCTAGTGCTTTGCTTTAAAACACCATTAGGCGTACTTATCATCTTCCTGAGAGGCACTAAATCATTGAAAGGAGATTGCAATCTTCGTGCGCCTAGTGTTGCGCCAGATTGATTCCTATCATCAAGGACTTGCCCGTCTAAGAATAGTATGCCGTCTGCCAGCTCCCAGTTTCCAGAATCTAATAGAAATATAGGGAACTCTAAATTGTGTATTGTATTATACGTTATCATTCTTCTACAAAAATTGGTCGCATCTCTACGCCCTTTAGCTCATCATCAAAGCGAGCACCCTTCCTAGAGGAGGGACAAATTATAAACTTATAGGGGTCTTGGTTTTTTACTTTCTTAATCACCCGTAGAGACTGAGGTCTGCCTCCCTGCTTATCATCACAAACAGAGCAAGGAAGTATTGCGTTCCTATCTCCGTTTAAAAGCCTCCATCTTATCCTGTTTAATTTATCATCGTTCTCATACATATCCATTAAGCTACGCTCATGAACATTGCCAATTATTATCTGGTACTTCCAGTCATTACAGCACATCTGATAGTTGCCATGATAGTCTATAAAAATTTGTCTCATGGGGTGGAAGCAAGGCTCCTTAACACTCTCTTCACTAAACACGCCTGCTCTGTTATTGAATAGGTAGGTAAAGTAGAGACCGTCTTCCTTGGTAGTGTCTTGTTGTGGACCTAGCTTATTCATCTCTTCTACACTGAGCGTGTCTGGCTTAAAGTAATGTTCTATACGCTTACCGTTAGGCAGCTTAACATACTTTTTTCGCATGAAGTCAGAATCTTCTTGGTTAGTATAAGTATTAAGTATTAGCTCGTCTATCTTGGCGTATACGCCCCACAACTTATCTATTCTATAGCCATTTGTGGTTACTCTTACTTCCCACTTGCGTGGTTGTGCAGTAACTAAGTCTACTACTTTATCAAACTTATTATGCAGAGTAGGCTCACCCCTTCCCGCTAGTTCTATAACTCCTTTGAAATCGATAGCTCGTAGCTCTGCCAGTACTATCTCTATAGTCTCTAAGCTCATATGCTCGTTTACGTTAGGGTAGGACTTAAACGTGCGAGGACAAAAGTAACAAGTACGATTGCACAAGCCCGTCAAGTCTAGGTCTACCCTGTAGAGGTAGTGGGATACGTCTTTAGGCCCCATACATTTTCTCGAATTTACCACCGGAGTAGTCTTGGTGTATGATCTCAAAGTCACATCCGACCGGAACACCTGGGATGGAGATGCCTCTATCCATCTGAACGAAAGAAGCAAGTTTTAACATATACTCGTCTACTTCTGCATTTGGTACTTCTGCTAGGATTGAATCGTGTACAAGAGCAAAGATACGTGCACCCTTGTTGTTAGACTTAATCCAAGCATTCATATCTATTGCACCTAGTAAGTTAATATCAGAAGCAGCAGACTGCACCAGAAAATTAAGACCAGACCTAATACTATGACTTTGGATGCCCGAGTCTGTTGATGCGACATTTGGTAATCTCCTTTTCCTGCCGAAGTAACTATATATAAAGCCATTTTGTTTAATAAACTTTTTGTTATCTTCGATCCATTCTTTTAGTTTATGGAACTCTGCAAAGTAATCATCAATTACTTCTTGAGCTTCATTCTTGGTAAAAGGCTTACCACTATCTTTAGTAACCTGCTCACTAATCTTGTTTGCACCGGCACCATACATAATACCAAAGGTTACAGCTTTAGCAGCCTGTCTTTGCATACCGTATAATTCGGCTACTTCACTAGGCTCGCAAGGTAGTTTAAACACTTTATGAGCAATAGCTGAGTGGAAGTTACCTCCCGCCTTGAACACTTCAATGAGTGCTTTATCTTTTGCTAGGATAGCTGCAACATATACTTCTGCTGTTGTTAAATCCATTGCGACAATAGTATTGCCAGGAGCTGCTTTAATACAGCCTTTTACAATAGGATTGTCACGAGGGAGCTGTTGCATATTAAGCTTCCCACTAGAGCTAAGCCTCCCACTAGTTGTACTATGTAGATTAAAACCTGTACGTAACCTGCTATCTCTATCCAGCTGAGGTATGATTTTGTCCAAATAAGTATTTTTAATTTTTGATTTCTGTCTAATAGCAAGGATAAGTCCGGGGATGTCGGACTGCTGAGCCAGCTCCTCAAGAACTTCTGCATCTGTGCTATTTGCTCCCGTGCCAGTTTTCTTTCCAGTTGGAGAGAGCCCCAAGAAATCAAACAAAAGACTACGAAGCTGCACAGTGCTATTAGGATTAAAGTGTTTTCCATTAATTGTCTCGAATTTAGCAATACCTTCGTTTTCATAAAGTTTTGCTATGGCCTCATCAATCTCTTTTTGCATTAGAGTCTGAGACTTAGTTAATCGGCCTACATCAAAAGGTACGCCATTGTCTTGAACATCTGTCAAGAATCTACAGCCTGGTATAAGTATATTCTCGTACACACTACACAAGCGTTTGTTTTGTTTAATTTTTACAAACTTCTCATAGAGCAAGAAAGTACACGCAGCATCCATACCTGCGTATAGCTTCATAATATCAAAAGGAATATCGCCCCAGTTAAAGTCAGCCTTGAGGATGCCATGTTCCTTACGATACTTATCAATCCAATCATACATAGGCTTCTCATAGTCGCCATAGATTGTATACTTCATGGATAGCTGTTTCAGGCCATGTGTGCCTGGATTCTCGTCAATAAGATAGTGAAGTAGCATAGTATCTTCGAAGCGAGGAAAGTTAAAGTTGAAGTGGTACTCAAAGAACGCCAAGTCAAACTTAGCATTATGAAATACTACTATCTTCTTATCGAATAGCTCTTGTAGTAGCCGCTCTGATTCTTCGTCTAAGCACTCTGTATCTATGTAAGCACCACGATCTGCTTCGTAAGACAAGCTCAGCCCTAATACGTGACCATTTCTAGGCCATAAGGCTGTTGTCTCGGAGTCGAGTGCAACATAAGGGAGGGGTGCGTCAATAGCTGCTTGAAAGAAAGCATTGGCTTCTGCCGTATCTTGAATACCCCAAGCGTTATATGTAGTAATTACCGTGTCTTGTTTATCACCGGTGATATACTCTATAATACTCTGCTTAGAGTCGTCCCAGGTACGTTGAGCTTCTGGCTTAAATGCAAGCATTGCAGGGTTGATAACAGGTAAGTACTTCTCTTCTACTTTCTTGCCAGAGTACTCTGTTACGGAGTTAGTCTTGGTAAAGTACTTGAGTGCGTCACTGCCTACTAGGATAATCCAGTCGTATGCGTCAACATCAATTTCGATGTCACAGTCTCGTTTTAGTACTTTCTTTAGGTTGGGGTCAGAGCAAAGCTGATACTGGTCAAACTCAAATGACTCATCAAACTCTGACTTAAAATTGGTTCTACTCGGTTTGGTTTCTATTAGGGCAACCTTAGCCATATAATTTTCTCTTTAAAGTGTTAACTGCTTTTTGATTTAAGGCTCCAGGATCTGTATCCTTGAGGCATATGTTTCGATGTGCTAAGCCTACTTGCTCACACATCTCCTTTACACGCTCTGCTGCGTGTTGTCCTGCATCATCTCCGTCAAAGAAAACATCTATACTATCTACTCCTTGAATGGAGAGCATCCGTAGTTTATCTTCATTGATATTCTTAGTACCAAAGGTACAAACTGCATTAGTTAGCCCTTTGTCTTGTAAATTTACCATATCGTATATACCTTCTACTAGGATAACTTTACCTTGTATTGGTACTACTATAGGGAACAAAGGCATCTTAGCACCCGCAGGCGAGATCATATACTTAGGCGTACCACCTGTAGTGTGACGCCCATTAAAGGCTACTATTCTACCTGATATATCCCTGATAGGGAAGTTTATTCTACCTATGAAGTTTGCATCGTGCTGTTGAAATGCCTCGAACCTCTTATAAGTAGCTGGCTTAATATCACGCCAGTCTCCAACGTAGGGTACTGCACCCTTGGGAAAAGACAAACCAACCGACTCTGACCTCTTATCTTTAATTTTTTTCTTTAAAAGTTCTCGTCTGAGTTGTAGTTGATTTGCCTTTTCCCCAAAGTGCGAAAAGACGTTGCCTTTGTACTCACAGGAAAAACACTGGTATATGCCTGTGATGTTGTCAATCCTCATACTAGGATTTCTATCTGCGTGCTCAGGATTAAAGCAGCTTACTAGGTAATCTGCTCCTTTCGGTATGAAATAAATGTCACGTTGTTTTAGTAGTTCTTCTACTGTCACCGACCGATATCCTTTATGTTATCTGCACTAATTACTTGGTATGCGCCCTTGTTATAAGCAGGGGCTATTGTGAATTTGGAACCTTCTGTATATGAACGGTCTGGGGCTTCGCAATCCCCGCCTATAGCACTAGCAGACTTATACTCTACTGTATCTCTACGATAGGTATCTGAGTCTTCCAATGCTTGAAACTTAGGGGTATACTTACGAGGCTTAGGCAAGGCTTTCCGCCTACGACCTGAGGTTGTGAATCTTAAACTGCCAAACGTGTGTGCCATATGCGCTCCTCTGTTTACGAAGAACTATTATACTGAACTTTGGCTTACTTGTCAAGAACTATTTTAAAGATCGTGGACGTCTTCGCCCGTTTTATGGGATGAATCGTCTTTCTCTTGAGGCGTCAAGGCGGACTCGGGACCGATTTTTAGAGTATCCCAGTCCACAGTTGAGGTGAACGAATCCATGCCTCCTCTACGCATCTTCACACAGTTCAGAGTGATACAAGCATCCTCATGATCCCATGTTTCTAACGTATAGGCCGCATCAGCAGCATCTAGGATGCCTTTTGCGAAACGTGCTTCTCCACTTGCGTCTGTTTGATATGGTGTCATAACAGTACAGTTGTACTCTTGTGCCATTTCTTTGAGGGCTTTACTAACTTCTATCTGCTCAGTCCAGTCATACTGACCACCTCTATTGGGAAGACTCGACCGCTTTACTTGGTTTATATAGTCAACAATAATGATACCTACGTTCAACGGACGAACTTTTTTATCAAGCTCGGCACGAATCTTAGCAAGGGTCAAAGAAGGTTCATAGATAACGTCAAGTTGCTGAGTCGGGAGGAGCTCACCTTCTTTAAGTCTAGTATGAAACTTACTAAAATCACGATGTTGTTTATATTCTTTCAAACGGTCTTGCCCCAACACGAAGCGTTCAGACCACCAGGTAGCTACCTTATCCCATTCAACAATACTAAGATTCTTAGTACGCAGACGAGAGAAGGGAACACCAGTGGCGATTGAACAGCACCGCTGTATGATATCTCTGCTATCCATCTCAATAGTGAAATACATAGCAGATTTACCAGAAGCGATAACACTGTTAGCAATGTTTGCACATATAACTGACTTACCAGCTCCACGCTTACCACCAACCATTACAAGATCCTTGGGAGAAAATTGTACTGAGTGGTCGTACTCGGCATTAAGTCCGAGAGGTATGTACTTAGCTATATCTTCTTCTGGTTCAAACAAGTCAATACGTTGCATACTTTCTTGTGGATCTTCCAAATCAACTCTACCTTCTATGTCTAAGACAATTTGATGTAGGTGATCGACAGACTCTTGTGCATCCTCAAACGCAACAGAGTTATCAATGAAATCTTCCAATGAATCCAGAATTTGTTTTTGAGTATACTCGTTCTTCAGATATTCGAGAAGCATATATGGTTCTGAATCGACCTGAACGGCCTCAACAGCATATAATTTATCTCTAGTATCTGAATCACGGATCTCAAGTTTCAGGTCTTCAATCGAGGGCATCTTATGAAATGTCTCGCAATGCTTTTCAATAACCCCGTAGAGGCTATGGTACTCTGCTGGCATATAATGCTTGTGAGTAACAGACCAAGTCTCAAAGTCTTGGACGGTCAGCACTTGCTTTATAAGCGCACTTGCAATATTCAATGAGATTCTCCCGAAATCATTACCTGAAAAAGTGAGCAGACCCCGAAGAGCCTGCTCGTTGAAACTATACTAGATAGTTATTAGCCAGCTGCTTTAGCAGACTTGGCCGCGCCATCATAGTCGGCGGCACTAATGCCTCGACGAGTTAGCATAGTCTTAACGCCACGAGCAGTTTTACCAATTGACTCAGCAATTGCTTCAACAGTCATGCCACCGATATCAGAAAGTGAGGCCAACGGATCTTCTTTAGAAGCGCCTTTGGTAGTTTCCTGACGGGGGATAGCGTCAATGTCACCAGAGCGAAGCAAGCTAAGAGCTTTACCACGTACTGAGTTGACAGAACGATCAAGAGCATCAGCAATAGCTTCAACAAATGCACCGTCTTGAACCATACCAACAAAAGTTACTTCTTCTTCTGGGCTATACGTGCGTACAGCTTCGACTTTAGGAGCAGGCTTTACATGGCCGGTTAGTTCCATAGACAAAATCTTGCCTTGGATTGACTTAGCAGAAAAGTGACCATCTTCAAAATGACCAGCGATCTCAGCATAAGTATATTCACCACTGTTGTCTGCAACGAATGCAGCTAGAGTAGCTTCTTGAGCATCAGTAAAGGCACGGGTAGCACCGGCTGAAGCTAATTCTACATCAAAGCCCATCTTTCGCAGTTTGCTAGAGATAGAACGAGTAGAGGTTTCAAGCTGGTCAGCTGCTTCTGCAACAGTAGCTTGTGTAATTGGGCTTTCGCCACCGACAAAATCGGTTAGTTGAGCTGTACGCTCATCAGTCCACTTAGGTAAGGACATATTTTTATTCTCCAATGAATTCTAAAAGGTTAGTTACAATTTGAACGCCAGCATCTCTGGCCTTCTTGGTTTTTGCGGACTCTATTCCGCTTTCGTTTACTAGGATTGTTACATCCTTTGTTAAGCTAGATTTGTGACCATACCCAACTTCTTCAAGTGCCGCGTGAGCCAAAGCCTTAGTTTTATAACTAACCAGCTTACCTGTGATACATACTGTACCCAGAGCTGTAGGCTTGCTACTAGGAGCGTCAAACTTGAAACTAAATGGTAGATTACCTAGCAGGTAGAACTCTTCGTCTAGCCATGCTAATAGGTTGGCTGTAGACTTCTCACCTAGGCCAGCCTCTTTACAAGTATCGTAGTCTATTTCATCAATATCTGTACAAACTTTTGATAATTTTGCTGATGCTGTTTTGCCTATTAGTGGAATACTAAAAGCCGGTAATAGCACATTTAGAGGTGCACCAGTGGAACGCTGAATCTCAGCATACAACTTCTCGCCTAGCTTCAAGGAGCCAAGACCTTCAGAGCAGTCATCTAAATCTAAACGGTACAGCTCATCAAGAGACTGAATATCTAGTTTTTGTACTGCTACTGGGCCAAGACCTTTGATCTTGAGGGTACTAGCGAAATGCTCCATGAGCTTCGATATCTTTGTTCCACAGGATGCGTTTCTACAATATAAGAGTTGATTGACTACTTCTAACACCGAACTACACGAGGGGCAGTTTGTTGGGGCTTCGATTGTGGTCATTTAGTTTCCTCTCAAATTGAATATGTATTATACGGAACTTTGGGTTTGTAGTCAAGAACTATTTTTGCGAAGGTAGCAATCAATCTATGCGTCTTACGACACGAGGTATGATCTCTCCTGAGCGTATTACTTCTACACTACAACCTATCTCAAGGTTGAGGTCGCGTATATACTCAATGTTGTGTAGTGTAGCCCTAGCAACAACCGCATCACCAATCGTAATCGGGGACAGGATTGCTACAGGACTTACAACCCCACTCTTGCCTATCTGCCATACGACATCTAGGAGAGTAGTCTCCACGCCAGTGGCTTGTTCTTTAAGAGCAAACGCACCGCGAGGATGTTTAGCAGTGTGACCCAAGTCTCTAAACTTGTTGCCATCCCATAACTTGTATACTGTACCATCCGTAGGATAGCGAGTACAATCGAACAAGGTTACAACATTAAAGCCACAACCATGACGAAGCCAGTTCATCTCCTCAGAGTAGTTATCATAAAGATTACTACTATCATAGGCTACAAAGACCAAGGGCCTTTGCATGAACTCTTCAAGACCCTTGAGTCCTTTAAGTCCGAGAGATCCCGAAGCAAAGTTACGAGAATTTGTAACACTACTTGGAGCAACAACTTCACCTGTAATCTGAACAACACCTGAGTACTTAATAATATTAGGTACTAAATGCTTCATCTTATCAGTGATGTCTCTACCATGTATGCCGTCACCGCGTGTTAACGCTAACGCTAACTCACCGTTGACATATAGAATAGATACTGCTGCTCCATCTAGTTTAGGGGATACTATGCATTCAAGAATGTTAATCGGAGCTTTAGTAAGGTCAAAACACTTCTGCAACGAATACATTTGGTATGTATGTGGCACTGCATCAGTAACCTCATACCCAACTGTCGTGTAGTTATGTTTAGTTGCTAGGAAGTCAAACTCCGCATCTGAAAGAAGAGGAGTACCTTCGTAGTATAACTTACTTGCCCGATCTAAAAACTCTCGCATATTATTTCCCTAAATAAGAAAGTTTATTATACGCAGTTTTAAGATAAGAGTCAAGAACTATTTATACAGATCCTTAATTAAATCTAAAAAATGTTCCTCAACCATTTCTTTTGACTCTGCTAGTGATAGTATCTCTACCAACCCCATAAACATCTCGCGTGAGTTACTAAGATCAAGTGGCATTGCTACACCTTCAGGCGTAGGTTTCCATTCTTCATCGAAGTCCATGTAGTATTTACGCAAATGCAAATACTCTATGCCACGAAAGGTATTGATGGTTAGTCTAACCTGAACTTCCTTGAGAGAGTCATAATGTATTACACGGGAGTAGGCTTCAGGAGCCTCGTGTAAGTCCATTACGGTCTCCTATCGTTTTTCAAGATAGATGAGAGAGGTACTACACTAGATACACTTCCGGGCTTTAATAAACGGTACGAATCAGTATCCCAGCAAAAGAACAGAAGAGTATCATCTGTTTCTGAAGCGCGATTCTTTTTCTTCTGTATATAGGGCGTAGAGAAGTCGAGAGTACAAACATTGTATTTTAACTTTCTGGAGTGCTCACTACGATAGGTAATGATAGCGTCTCCATAATCATGCACTAACTGTGCCAGTTCTTGCTTTTTCACTATAGTTTCCTTCTGGTAGTAGTTTAGCAATCATTATTACTATGTACTTACTCAGAGGTGATTTATAGTAGATGCAAAAAAGCCCCACTAGGCGAACCTAGTGAGGTTTTTGTTTTATTACTCTTCGTTTGAAAGAAGAGTAGTAAAGTACTGTGCCGCTTTGCCTGTCAACTTAGAGATAATCTCTTCGTCAACTGCTTTGCCTGCATCAGTGATCGCGGCAGTAAGAGCTTCTTGAGCTGCTACTTTAGAAACACGAGTGCCTCCAGTAGAGCCTGTTGATGCTGCTTTTGCTGCGGGGGTCTTTTTAACGTAGACGCCAGCCTTTGTTAAAATCATACGAACACCATTTGGTGATTCGTCTAGTTCTTCTGCAATGTCTTTTACGATCTCCATAGATGTTTCTGGAGTAGGTGATGCTGCTTCGTATAGAGTTACTGCTTCTGCTTTTTTATCGTCATCCCAAGCCACTTTTCGTGTCCTCTTGTTAGGGTTTTTATTACCTGGACAATTGCCCAGAGTTTTAAGTTGCTGATTGTAAAATCGGTCGCCCATGGCTTCCTCTCTAAATTTGAAAGACTATTATATGGGATTTTAAGCTCCACGTCAAGAAATATTTTTCATAACCTCTGCAAGTTTACACCATACTTTTCTAAATGTAGTAGCTTGCCTAGCTCATACGCGGGAGCATACGCACTAAAACCGCCTGCTTGTACGCTAGAAAAGAAGGTGTCCTCACTATCTACATCTTGTACTATATAAATTGCGTAACATGGACAGCCATACTTAGACTCATAGTCTACCACGGTCATGCCCTTCTTACTTTCAAGGAACTCTGGAGTCAGTCGTTCTTTAACTATTACTGTACTATGATACGTTGATGACCACGCTACTTCCCCGTAAGCGAAATCGTCTGACACACACTCATCAGGAAAATAATGAGGCGTTAGTCTTTCTTCTTTGTTTGCGGGTCGTGCCGGGACTCCAACTCTTTCAAGAATTGTTCGTACAAACCCTGCTGAACGAAAGAGTCGTTTTGAAATATCTGTAAGAGTATGTCCTCCGAGGAAATCTGTGCACGCTTCAGAGATTTCTGCATCACTCGCTGGACGACCCCGCAAAGCTGACTTACGTTTTTTAGTATATGCTTTTTGATCATTATGATCTTCTATAATCTTACTTAGCCTAGTAGTGTTGTAGGCAATGTTAAGGATGTCACACGCTTCTTTCTTACTTATTGGTTTTACCGTAGCTTGGTCCGAAGTAGGCTGGCCCGTTGAGCCAACTTTCGGAGGGTTCAGGAGTCCTATTACTTTGTCTATGTTCTGCTTCGTCAGGTTCTCGTAGCTTTTCTTCTTTACCCTTCCCATCTTCTAACTCCAATTCTAATTTAAACATTAAACAGCAAATAGCGTGTGCTAGATGCGATAAGTTTGTTTCTGGATCTTCTAGCTCTCCATCCAGATGGGAGAATATGTGCCGAAGTGCACCGCCACTGTATCTATTCTGGGCATCTTCTAGCTTACGCCAGTTATCTTCATCATACTTAGCCGCACCAAAGGTCAATACTTTAGCTACTTCGACTGTAGCTTTTGGAGGTAGAAGATACATCTTAGGTTTCTCACTATCAAACTTCTTGCCTGGAGCCTCCCACTTCGGAAGCTCTCCGCTAGCAGCTACATTGATAAAGCCTTTTAAGTCTTTAATCTCCATGTACGAAGTCCTTAATCATAGGAAAGAACTTATTAATTTCATATGCACACTCTCGTGCAATATTCATATGCTCTTTCTGAGTACCTGGTGTAGTGCGTACATCTACAAAGTGAATCCACGATCTTACAGTTCCTGACATATAAAGACGAGTCTTTGTTAAGCCTTCTGGAAGTACGGCTCTGGCCTGCTCTTTAGCGATACCATTAGCTAAAGCCCAGTTATATGCACTAGAGGCGGCATCAATTACGCCCTTCTGTTGTGCTATCCAATGCTTATGTAAGAGATCGTCATCCGTTTCAACACTGTTCTGTCTGTTCTTAGCGTCTTGTAAGCGACACTCTCGTAGCTCAAAAGGATAGCCCATCTCTTTTGGGTCTGCATATCTCTGGCTAAACTCCTGAAAAGCAAAACTACGGTGACGCACGATCTGGTGAGCAATATCCCTAGTAGTGTTAATCTCTATAGTAATACTAGCCATCTCAAAAGGTGACCAGTGGTTGTGTTTAATTAGATACCGTACTAACTTCTCTGAAGTTTCAGTATTATACTGGTTACTAGGGTTTGATACTCTAGCCATCATTGCGATATCTTCTAATATGTTCTCTGCTGATGCTGATATTAATCTTACTGTCATTTTATTGTCCTGAAATTCTGTTGTCATAGTCGGCTAGTTCTTCGTCCCACCAGTGTGGTTTGTCTCTATGTTTCCACGCAGCGAACGTAGCTTTGTCGAGCATATAGAAATTGCGATAAGACTGTATAGGATTATCATAGTCCTTTAACTCCTCTGTCATTGCCAGGGCGAACTTGGTGAAGCCGTGGTCTTCCATGTGTTTAGGTTCTGGCAAGGCTCTAAGCATTGCTAGACTTTTATGATCACTACCATAACGATAGTGTGCTTCGCTACCGAGAGCAAAGGCGTAACAGTTTGTCCAGAAGTAATTTTCTAACGAAGAACGCACCCATACACAACTAGGGTGGTTCTGCATAGTAGGCAGATACGGAAAGATGCGGTCTTCCATAGGAAGCTCTTTCTGTTGCTTACGAGTAGTCTGGAGAATAGCATTCTCTTCTTTAGTGATAGCACGAGGAACAAAACCGAATAGATGATCTATCCAGAGATTTGTATTGATAAGCTGTGCGGCTTCTAGTATCATTTTGTTGACGTGTTTATCAACATGAAACTCTGCACATTTGTCAAGGTCTTCGTCTAAGTAGAATAAATTCATGTGGTACTCTCTGAAATTGAATATGTATTATACGCAATTTCAGAATGCTTGTCAAGAACTATTCTTTCGTTGCTTCGGATCTTCCGTGTGTCCATACGACCCTAGGGGTAGGAATGAATTTGCTTTTATCTTCAAAGGTTCCTTTCCAATAAGTGTTGGGAAAGGTTAAAAGGTCTTTGTATATACGCTGTTCTACTTCAGGATCGTGAGCAGGATGTTGATCGCCTTCAGAAGGTCTCCACCCTACATAGTCTTGTCTTAGCAAGGGTATGTGCCAACTGGTTGCAATTGAGTCTTTCCCTGCACCGTCATCGTGGTACACAAACCAGTTACGAAAACAATCGAAGTTAACCCATGTAAGACTTTTCCAACCAGAAACTCGGTTAGCCAACCAATGACTTGTAACACACCCTGCACTTAGTCGACGCCCTTCTTGTATACCATAATCTTCTGCTAGTGCACAAATCTCTTCTTCCGTATACATCTGTAGATGATCTTCTTTTAATCTACCAAACTTCTTAGAGTACAGAGAATTGTTGAAGAGTATCTTTGTGTCCTTTGGGATATTAGTAACACTAGCCTGTCTTAACTGTCCTGTGACCCAAATATCTGTATAGTCACCTATATACCTGCCAGTCTTGTCGTTCGGGATACCTTTACCAAAGCGCAGAACTACGTCATGCTCGTTGATATAGTTACCATTTTCTACAGTCAGGGCGTTAAGATCGTTCCCTACTAGGATTATATCCTTGCCTCTGACGTACTCATTAAAATCTTCTAAAGTCATTATAGTCCTCTGCGAATTCTTCTGTGGCATAGTCCCCGTAGAGAGGTGTACCATCTGTAAAGTGTACTGCTACTGGGTCTTTTAGAAAGGAATAATAACCTACTAGATAATTAAATGTCTCTGGTAGGCTTCCTATTTCTCCTGTCCAAGTCATACGATGAAGCCAGGAAGCTTCTGCTTCGTTTATACACTCTACTGTTAGTTGTTTGAGGTGGGGGTGCGAGCAGTCGAAGTACATTAGAGAAGACCACCATTTTCTAGGGTACCACTCGTTCTTGTGTTTCGAGAACTTCATATCCTCACGTACTTGCTTTACTAGATGTTTTACGCAGTTTACTGCTACATCTGGTTTTATGTGTAGTAGTATCTTAGCAGGGTCTTTTCTCCAGATGAAATCTCCATCACAGAAAAGGGCACCGCCTTGATAGTTACATAGATAAGGAACTAAAAAGCGAGTATAAGTAAACTCAGTGGAACCGTCTTCGTCCCTTGAGTACCCATGCTCGCTTTGAAGTTGTGCGCGATCCAGAAGTATAACTTCGTGACCGAATTGTTTAATAGACTCCACACAAGCCTGTGTGTTCTCAGGCTGTCTGGAGTCGTGTCCTACAAATATCCTCACTTTTCTCTGGATACTTTTTGTACTTTCTCTACTGTTCTCATTGCGCCTAATCCTAGCATACCCATCAATACGGGCATCATCTGAGTTGTATCAATCATTGGAATAGTAATAGCAGCTTCTGCTATTGCCAACCCAAAGTTTGCCATAGGTATTAAAATAAAATTAGACAAGAATCCTATACCACAAACCCACCCAATAAAGGGTCGCCATCCAGCTACAAACAAGGACTTGTGTGCTGCCTCTGTTTTATTAACTTCTAACTGGCCTTTAGCAAGCTCTTGTGCGTGCTTTTCTGCCATGGTACTGATGTCATGTGCTAACTGATTCTTTACATCTTTGTCTTCGATGAACTTATCGAGTAGACCTGTTACTGGCCCTGCTAATGCGCTAAGTACTTGTAACATTCTCTAGTTTCTCCATCAACCGTTCTGCACGGTTACCTACCTGGCGATACCAAAGAGAGTCTCTCCCTTCAACAGCGGCAAGCGCCCAATCACGAGAGTCTACTGCCTTTCTCATGTTTTTAAACTTACTAAGTCTAGGACGTCCGAGGTTGAACATCATATTGACAAGTATTCCCTGCACTTCGTCCGGTAGTCCGTCAAAAGCCCCTGTTCCGTATAGAGTGTTACACTCTGAGATGGCTGTGTTGAGGTCTTTATCAAAGCACTCTGCCACTCTTTCTTCGGTGATAGGGGTTCCAGTTGGTTGGTTATACTCGGGGTCACTTTCAAGTACGAGGTGGCCAACTCCAAATGTCGGATACCCAAGATGGTCATTATAGATTTCATACTTTACCCCCTCGTCAATCTTTAGTTGTTCAAATACTTCTGTCCTATTCAATTTGCTTCTCCTTATGCTGCTAGTACGCTGGCGTATATTGTCAAAAACGGCAAGGCTAAACAGCATACTGCTGTAACCGTGTTGCAGAATATGCACGCGGCCTCATTACTATGTGTCACTACTATGTCTCCTTTGGAAACTTGGGCTGACTGCCCTACTTTAGTCTACTAAAAGGCGAGACTACTTTGCCTAGACTGCGTTACGCTTTACTAACTCGTTACGAATCTTTTGTTTGCGAGGCCCACGAGTACTGCTTGAGTTGAAGGCTTCTAATAATTGGTCTGTAGTCGTAGCGTGCATATAAAAGTTCTGAGTTCTATACTTCTTCGCTTGACGATCTACTAAGATTTTGGTTGTTTCTTTAAATTTAACTGGCATTTTGTAGCTCCCGTTGGTATTCTAGTTTAAGGTTTCTTACTAACTCTTCTGCTACGGCTAGGTTGCCTGTTAGCATATACACTTGGTGTGCATCTTCCACGATATAGCGAATAGTGTGATCGTCTAGTACCTCTTCGCGTAGTATTAATCTATTCTTCATCTATTTCTAGCATCCCGTTATCGACTAAGTGTTCAATAGCCGCTGCGATACCTTCTTGCTTTCCTACAGCGTGGCAGCTTACACCGCACCCTATAAGGCAAAACACAAATATCGCTAGTTCTATCATAAGTATCTCCGTTTCTTTAATGGGTAACTCCATTTCAGAATAACTATTATACGCAGTTTAAGGTAATGTGTCAAGAACTATCTTATAATTACCCAGTTCTTTTCTTAACTTCTTAATGAGCATTATACCTGAAAAAGAGGATAATGTCAAGGAGAATTTTTGACCATGCCCTAAAAAATATCTTGACATAGCTGTCCGTTGGCAGTATAATACTCCCATGAAAAAATATAAAAACAAGCCGTGGACAGAAAGAGAGCGTAAGCATCTTACTCAATATTACCATCATGCGTCTATAGACGAGATGTGCGATATGCTACCAGACAGAACAGAGCAGAGTGTTCGTAATCAAGTAAACTACTTAAAGAAAAGAGGTGTCAGATTTAAATGACACCTTTAGAAATAGCCCTCGTATTCGCAGCACTATTCCTGTGGATATTTACTAGGGACAGGGACGATTGGGATGAATAAATGCAAGTAAAAGTCAGAAACAACAACGTAGAGCAAGCTCTGCGTATTTTTCGTAGAAAAGTGACAGAGAGTAACTTACTCTATCAGTACAAAGAGAAACAACAATACGAGAAGCCCACTACTAAAAAGCAGAGAAAGAAGGCAGCGGCCAAGCAGAGGGAACGTAAAAGGCAAGGGTCAACTAATCCTCCTAAATTATTTTAAGACTTGACTTTCTCCTTAAAAGCCCGTATAATAGCTTTATAAACTGGAGAAACAAATGATTAACGTACAAATTGAAGGCATACTCGACACTAAATACAATCAGTTCATTGATGACTGTGTTACTACTCTATTCCCTACGGATGCTGTTTACGACATCACAATAGTTGTTGGCAAATTCATTGGTGAACCTAATGAGCACCATGCCGGGCTTTGTACAGGCGATGACGTAGAGTCTGTTATCGACATAGCTACACACTGGATTTGTGAAGGCGAGGAGATAGAGTTCTTTCCTCACGAGATAGCGGAAGCAATTGCTCACGAGCTTACACACGCCAAGCAATTCTGTAGAAAGCAGATCAACATGGACAACGATGTATGGACTAACTCTACCACTGTAATCGACTGCTCTTTACTAGAGTACGCTGAGACCCCGTGGGAAGTTGAAGCCTACGGCTTTGAAGACATACTAACCGACCTATACTGGAATGAATAATGACAGGACATGAGATTATATCAACTATAATAGGCTCTATTGCTGCTGTTATGTTTTTCATAGGAGCATACGGAGCCGCTAAACAATACCAGAACAAAGGAGAAGGGAATGAGCAAGATAACGACTAAAGAATGTCCTAATTGCGGTAATACCCATCTTATACTACTGTCTACCCTTAATCTAAAGCTATGCTGTGATTGTCAAACTGAGATACCTTGGTATTTAGATGAGGGACAAAAACCCTTACTTGGCACAGGAGGCTGTAATGACCCCGAATGATATATGTGATTTTAAACGAAAATGGCTGATGGCTAGTTACTACCAGGTCTTCATTCATACCGATATGCGAAACCGTACTAAAGACTGGCTTAAACTTAATGTTCCTAAGCACCTGCATGATGTTAAAACTTTTACAAATGTGGACGAGGATTGTGTTAGATTTGAGAACGGCAAACATTTTGACCAGTTTGCAACTTGGTACAAAGAAAGTAGATAACAACTCTGCCCTAACTACCTTAGGGCCGACCCGAGTATGTCACGAAACTGCTCACCTCCTCTTAAATATTTCTTGACAATCCCCTCTTAAACGCGTATAATACCTTCATAAACTTGAAAAAGGAAGGTAAATTATGAGCAATGATATGACTTGGTGCCTTGCACCTCACGGTAAATCCTACGAAGTAGCTTCTTGGGTCGTGCAAAACTACAAACGAGATACTTACCCTACTAAAATGCAAGCCATGTGGGTTGATGCTTCTCAGCAAATTCTTGACAAGCTTGCCTCTCGTAATCTAATCTATAACGCTATTCAGACTCCTGACGGAACTATACTCGAGTCAAAGCATAGACATGATTACCGATCTCATAATGATGCAAACGGCAAAACTTATGTTATTGATGGTGGACTAGACTATGTGAGAACTACTATACACGCGGATCAGACATCTTTAGCACTCTATGATGACGAAGTACACGCAGTACAAGCACATTATCTTACTTGGGGTACCTTCGGTATACGAGGCGACCAACCCCGTAGCGATATTCGTATCGCTGACATGGAGACTGCACACCTTGAGGCTGTACTGAGAGAGTGCCACCCTACTCCGGTTCTCAAGAAATGTATGACAAAAGAATTGGAACAAAAGAAGGTGATTACTTTATGAATAAGTGGTGGAGAATCTGGGCTAAATCATTAGGAGAGAAAGTTGGTGAAACTGATAGACAAGCAAACACTATTGCCGGTATTAGGAGCGTGTGGTGGTTTACACATATGCTTACTTGTTTGGCAATCATACTTAACGCTATAGCCAATCATGGCTGGGGACTAATTGGATTCTGATGAAAAGATTGTGGACAATATGGAAACACGCACTAGGCTCCTTTGACGAAGAGGATGGCTATGATGTACAGAATGAAGATAGAATCTCGTATATCCGCACGTTTGTTGTATTGTCTAATCTTTTATGTGTATATTTAATTATGATTAACATTGTTATAGGGTGGCTATGAAACTTAAGAAAGAGTGGGGTGAGTGGTTTTGGGTAAGCATAACAGAAGCTGTTATTAGCCCTCGCTTTACAACTAAGTCGGAAGCCTGCTACTGGCTAATACAATTTGAACTAGGGGAAGAAGATGAGCATTGAAAGACCAGACAACTGGGTAGTACTAAAAATAGCTAATAAAGACAATGACGAGATCACCTATAAGGTACTTGCAGGTTGGAGTGGAGGCTACCTAGGAAGCGATAGTTGGAGGCTCAATAGCGGTATTACAGAGGTTGAGATATATGGAGAGCACTATATCTTCCGTGGCTACTCAGGTTCTGAATACTGGTGTCATATGGAGACATATGGCCTCAAAATGAACAATGCTGGCGTCTGGAAGGATATTTCAGAGGCGTTCCCTGACACAGTGTCCTTGATGGATGAGAAAACTAATTGGAGTAAGCTAGTATGAAAGTATGGATGACGAAAACTAAAAACTTTGTAAAAATTGATAAGTGGGATACTTGGTCTATGGATCATACCCTAGCACATATTGTTGTGCCTATGTTGATTCAACTTAAAGCAGACACTCATGGTGCTCCTCTCGTTGCCTTTGAAGATCGTCCTGATGAGCTGATTGGCACTATTCCTCGAAAAGACAAGTGGGAAACCGATGAGTTTCACTTTGAGGCATGGGATTGGGCACTAGACGAGATGATTTTTGCCTTTAGCTCGAAATTTGAGGACGACGACTGGCAGCAGCAGTTTTATAGTGGCAAGACAGACTTCGAGTGGATACCCTTACCGAGTGGGGCAGCGGAGCTAAAGAAAGGAAAAAGAGATACGTTCAAAGTCGATAAAGAAGGTATGAAAGTTTATCAGGATAGAATTAGTAACGGCTTCCGTTTGTTCGGGAAATACTATGAAAACCTTTGGGATTAACATAGAAAGTTCTTGACAATATAACTGAACAGAGGTATAATAGTTACATAATTTAAAGGAGATACCATTTTGAACAAAGCATACGAATTTATTGCACATCCATACGAGTGCGAGTTTGGGTCTAGTCCCAACACTACAATTAACTATACCATTAACACTAAGGACATGACCAAAGACGACTTACTTGAGTCTTTTACATACTTTATGAGAGCCTGTGGCTACTCTATTGGGACTGAAGAAGTCCTTGAGTTTGTTGACTACTCCGAGCCAGAGCCTTTGCCTGCTACGCCTTATGGTCTTGACCAAGAGTTTGCAGACATTACGAGAGTAGAGCTGATTGATGGTGAAGGACGGCGATACACCAACCATGACGTTGCGTATCTCGGAATAAGCCTGCAAGATGATAACCGTACCATGAAGGT